TATTTTTTTTAACGAATAAACCAAGTGCTGATATGGCAATTATTGCAGGGATTAGTAGGATTAGCATTTTAAATCCTCCTTAATTGCACTAACGATGTAGTTGTTTAGCGATCTATTTTGACTTTCAGCTTTTTTCTTTGCCTTAGCTTTGGTATCTGGATCTAACCTAATTAAAAAAGGCTTGTTTTCTGTTTTTGTTTTTTCTGACATATTATTAATGTTTAACTATGATTAAACTATCCATAACGGCCAAGAAAAAATCTTGATCGTTCATGTTTTTTAATTCGAAATCCAAAATTAGTTTTGAATTGGATTTATTGATTATTAACTGTTTTGCGTTTTCTGATAATTGGTAAGTTTTCATAATTTATAGTTTTTGTATATGCAAATATAGTTATATTAATTATATATCAAAGCATAATTAAATATATTTCATTGTGATATTACAAATGACATTAACATGACAATTAATTAAATACAACTCCGTACTATTGTACTGTCAACAACGGCAAACAAAATTAAACAACATGAAAAACCTAACTATCCACCGCATCATAAACTCAAAACCTGCAAGTATTAAATTGCATGGTAGCTACATAGCTGAGGCGATCAAATTAAATGCTGTTAAACTTAAAACATCTAAATAGCCATGAAAGTAAATTACTTTGTAAACGCAAACAGTCTTGATATCGTTCCTACTCACTATGTTAAGATAAAATCTGTTGAGTATTTGAACCTGCAGACTTTGGGATCTAAAATGCCAGCTGTTCAAAAAGATGCCGGATATATGGTTCTATGTGATGATGGAGTTTACCGTTATATGAGTGTAATGCGACAAGATATTGAAGTGGTAGGCAAGTTTGTTAAAGTAAAAGTTTCATAAAAATTGTTTTAATGGAACTATTTGGCCACCAAAATAATAACTCATTAAAATTAATCAGCCCTGCTAGTTTACACTAGCGGGGTTTTTAGGTGCAAAAACTAATCAAAATGAACACAGAAAACAAAATTTCAATAAAAAAGGTAATAGCAGACTTTCCTTTATTGGCTAAAGGGCTGCTTAGAAAAGACGAACATGCTATTGAAGAGTTCGCAAATGAATGTAAGCTAAGCTCTACCTTCATCAAACAGAATTTACAATTAATATCAAATTGGATTTAATATGAGTGAATTTAAAGGAACAAAAGGAAAATGGAGATTTGATGATTTAGAACTAGTAATAAAATCATGCGACGATTCTAATCCAAAATTTCAAACTATAATTGCTCATGTAAATTCTAAATTTAACTATTCACCTGGAAAGCAAACTCAATTCTATAATGCGTTATTAATTGCTGCATCTCCTGAACTACTAGAAGGGATTAGAGTTTTAGTAGAAAGAATGGAAGAAAATGGATTAGGTAATTTCCCATCAGTAGTTAAATATCGTCAACTTTATAAACAACTTACATTATGACATTAATAGTAACTTATCCCAACAGACTTGAAAACGGTCAGCCAATGGTTAGAATACGTTTCGTTCAATCATCAGTAGGCAAGAGAGATCTAACCCTAAATCAATGGTACAAGTTCATATCTAGCAAACAGGTTCGTAAACTTTTTTTAAACAAAATCAAGTAATGAATATACACAACAACATACGTTATGATCGGATAGTAATTGCATGGCTATTTGTTATAGCAGCTATTTTGGCAACGGTATGGGCGTAATAGGAGCAACATACATGTACTACGGATCTGATAAAAAATTTGTACTAAAGGAAATCGGATCATTTACATTTCTTTTTGAGTGCGGTCATTGGTGTACTGATTGCGTATTCGAAGATTTAATCCAGACAACGCTATTCTAGCAAACTTGTTACAAAACTGTATAATCATTAACCTTATATTCGTGTTATAAAATCGGTAGCGTCTGACCTTGATACCGACTAAAGAAATTTGAGCCATTCATTGGCGCTTAAGTCAGACGAAGCGCTTTTGTTTGGCTTTTTTATTAAAACATTAAATTATGGAATTACAAGTAAAATCAGCTTCAACATTTTGTGAAGTAACCATTAAATCTGGAAATGCTTTGATTATTGAAGATGTAGCCAATATTAACATTTATAAGGCAGATCAAGATATAGTAGAAAACTTTCTTGATGTGTATTGCCAATTGCAAGCGCATAACAAATTATCAGAAATTGAAATTGTAAAGCACGTTGCATTTTTCTTAGATGTTAATTTAAAAGACTTAAGCAAACTATAGATTATGTCAAATCAAGATTTTCTAAAACAAGTAATCTCCAACTTAAAGAAGCCAATCCGCAGCCAGTGGAGGGTTCAAAGTTATTCAAAAACAAGAGCTAGCGCTACCGTAATGACATATATAGATGCTCGTGATGCAATGGATTTACTAGATGAGTACGCTATATATGGATGGAATAGAGAACATTATGAAATAGATGGAAAGGTTTATTGTAGGGTAGGTATTTATATGCCTGATGGATCTATACAGGTAAGGAGCGATTGTGGTACTGAAAGCAATACCGAAAAAGAAAAGGGACAATCTTCTGATAGCTTTAAAAGGGCTTGCGTTAATTTTGGAATAGGAAGGTTCCTTTATGATCTACCTATAATGTACATAGATACTGATGTGGTAAAAATAAATGGTAATTACCCTAAGCTTTTAGATAAAAACAAACAGCCAATTAAAAACCTTAACGATTACTGCAATGATTTAGTTAAGGGCAAAATATCTGTTGATAATAGACCAGAACTTTTGCCAAATACTATTCAATGGAATGAGGCAATTAAATATCTTTCTGGTGATGGATCATTAGAAAATATTAAAAAGAAATACAAATTAACCGGAACTAACGAAACACTTTTACAACAAGAAATTTTATGAAAAAAGAATTAAACTTATTCTTAGAGCCATTATCAGAAAAGGAGGCTTTGCCAATTGAAAAAAGAACATTATTGAACCTTAAAAAAGGTGAAATACTTGAACTTGCTACTGAAATACTTCAACAAGTAAATGATGGTATTTTAGATGATGTAGACGTAAAGGTTTTTGCCAAAAAAGGAGAAACATTTTTTAAGGCACTTAACGAAGGGCTGAGCGGTAAGGTAGAACTGCCACAAGATAAGGACTACAAAAAGCATGGTTGTACAATGAGAATGCAAGATACTGGAGTTAGGTACGATTATTCTGTTTGTGGACACCCTGTAATTGATGAACTAACCGAATTTATCAACAGCCGTAAACCTATTGTAGAAAAGGTTCAAAAGGAATTGAAATCTTTAAAAACGGAAACGGAAATAACGGACGAAGAAACAGGCGAAACATTCACCGTTAAACCTCCTGTAAAAACCGCTGGACGCTCGGTAATCATAACATTTGATAAGTAATGCTTTACGATTATTCTTTCTATCCTACGCTATTAGATAGCTATTTTAGATACAAGAAAAGTGAAGATGAACTTTCATTCATTCAATTGTTCGACAAGATAAACCAAGTTGCACAAGAAGCAGATGAAGCGAGATTAAAAGGTATTGCTTTTGAAAAATTGATAAATGAAATGATTACTGTTGGGGATGTAAACTGTATAGATGGTAATTTTATATCAAATGACCATTCATTCAATTCTGATTTAGTTTTAAGGATTTACGAGAAACTTAAACGATGTTCAGAAATTCAGTCACATCAACAAAAAGTAATAGATACTCCAAAAGGTATGGTTAAAATTTACGGTGTTTTCGATTATAAGTTTCCCCAAATGACAGCTGATCTTAAAACTACTGCTAGCTATCGGTATGGTAAATACGAAGATAATATGCAACACAAGTTTATTTCATTGCTGACAGATGACAAGGAGTTCAATTATATTGCTACCGACTTTGAATATCTATTCTTTGAAAATTATTGGTTAACAGATAAGGTACGTAAACAGGCAATTGAAGATATTTGTGAGTTTATTGATTTCATTAACCACTTTAAAAAATACATTACTAATACTAAAATATTCGGCAATGGAAATTTGGGTTAAGAATACATTTAGGGGTTTAGTCCCAATGTACGATACAGACTTGGATAATAAAAAGAAATTGAAAATAGATCAGGAATATCTTGTTAAAATTTCAATGCCCAGAAATATAAAGTTCCATCGGAAAATGTTTGCTCTTTATAATCTAGTATTTCAAAATCAAGAACGATATAGGGTATTAGATGACCTTAGAAGGGATATAACTATTGAAGCTGGATTTTATAGGGAAAGAACTAATATCTATGGAGAGATAATTAAAGAAGCTGAGAGCATTAGTTTTGCCAATATGGATGAAGATGTTTTCTCACAATTGTATAATAGATCCTTGGATGTAATAGTGAAGTACTTTCATTTTGATAGACAGTCAATGATTGATGAAATAGAACAATATTTTTAAAGAAATGAGAAAAGTATCAAAAAAAATGGCTTCAAATCTAAGGGAATATAAAAAGCTTAGGGACAAATTCATTATTGAAAATCCAAATTGTGAAAGATGCGGTAATGAGGCGACCGATGTACATCATAAAAAAGGGCGAATTGGCAATGATTTAATTGATGTAAGCAACTTTCTATCCGTTTGCCGTAATTGTCATCACTGGATAGAAAATAATGTATCAGAGGCAAAGAAATTAGGTTATTCACTAAATAGATTAGACAAATGACAACAATAGAAAAAGCAAAGGAGTTTATTAGATTAAATCCGATACTTAAAGGTTTCGTAACCGACCGTTTTGATGAACAGATTGATGTTGAAAAAACACTTATTGATCACTCCAAATTCACTCTTCAACAGTTTATCGACTTCATTGAGATCAACCAGGATAAATCTGTAAAGGGTATTATTCAAGAACTAAAGGCTAAGTTATGATTGAGATAACCAACGAAGATAACATGGATAAGCATGTAAAGATGATAATTGAATATTTGGATGCAATGGTATGAGTTTAAAACCTGGTGAAATAGTATACTGTAATATTACAGCAAGTGGTAAAAAATTATACAAAGCAGAAAAGGTAACATTATCCGCTCCTTATAGTGGATATGAGCCTAAACTTTATATATCTAATGTAGAGCATTCTTTAATACTAAAGAAAATGAGTTGTATTGAAAAAACAGTAAATATAACACATTTAGAAATATTACATAGGTGCGGATTTAAGACAAACAGTAAAGAATTTACTGAAGTCAAAGCAAGTGATGAAAAACGTAATAAAATAACAGGGGCTTACGAATAATGGAAATAAACAAGATTTATTGCGAAAGCAATTTGGAAACAATGGCTAGAATGGAAGATAAATCAATTGATTATGTGCTTACAAGTCCCCCTTATAATATTGGATATAACAATATGAATGGGAATAGCTCGAAAAAGTACAAAGAATTTGATGATAACTTTTCTGACGATGATTATTTTGAACAGCAGGTTTATTTGATTGAAGAACTGTTACGAGTAACTAAAAATCATGTATTTTATAATATTCAGATGTTAGGGGGTAACAAGCTAAGTTTTTTGAAACTTATCGGTAATTTCAGTTCAAGAATAAAAGACATTATGATATGGGAGAAAAAAATGATACCCCATATTGAATCAGGAGTTTTGTCTAGTAATTTTGAATTTATCATAATTTTTTCAGATAATTTACCTGATAAAAAGAAGTTCTATGACGGTAATTTTAAAGGTAATTTTTCAAACCTAATAAAGACATCTAACAAACATCATAATGAATTTTCAGAAAAGCATAAAGCAATTATGCCTTTAGATATACCTAGAATGTTTATGGTTAAATTTGGTAAACCAAATGACATTTGGTATGACCCATACAGTGGAACTGGAACAACAGCTGTAGCAGCTATTTTAGAACAACGCCAATATTTAGGGTCTGAAATATCAAATGAATATTATGATTTATCTTTAAAGCGCATATCACAACATCAATCACAAACAAGACTATTTTAATGCAACTACCTTTATTCACCAACTCAATTAAGTTTGGGAACATCATCATACACAACTTTACTGATTGCGATCTGATGAGGCTTAAAGGCTGCGGTATTGAATATGAATACGTAAATACCATTGGAGACAAAAGGCAGTGGACTATTAATAATTAAATATTATGGATTTTAGAACAAAAATTGCCTTATCTACAGGCAAGATAAAACCTGAGTTTGGGAATTTAGAACATATAAACTTCCTTAAAGAAGCTGAATTTGTTGAAGATAGGCTTAAAAAAGGTATTCAACCAACTTTTGAACAATCAGAAGTTAATGATGAATTTGCTAATTACCTTTTAGTGATGAGGATTACGTGTGTTTGTGGCGCTACTGTTGTAGCAGATGATTATACACTATTTGATCAAGAACATGAAGTTTTTGATGATTGTGATTTTTGGTGCAATCACTGCAATAGAGATTATCATGCAGAATTGGTAGATGAAAATATAGTTGTTAAATTATCTTAAAGCTAATCGCATATAGCTTGGTGTTATGCGGGACAAACAAAAGGGCGGTGATAATGTCTGTTAAGCCGCCCTTAAACTAAATCATTATGAGGAATGCAGTTAGAAAAAAATATGAAAGGTGTCTAATCAATAAGGTTAGCAAAAAACAATCGGAATACATAAAATTAAATTCAAAGTTTCATACTGATGATGAGATTGCAATAAAGCTAAGGATGAAAAAAAATCTTGTCATTAGCTATCGTCATAAAATATTGGGTCTGTTTAAGAATAGATCGATTAGGCTTAGGTCGGGGTGTATTATCTCAGATATAAATCAACTCAACCAAGAATTATTTGCATTGAAATCATTTAATTACCAAGGATCAATGTTTGAAAGCTATAAATCAAGAATTTCATTCATTGAAGAACAAATAAAATTGCATCATGGAATCAACTAAAAACGACAACCTGACAAAGATCAGGACTTTGCTAAACGGAGGCGCTAGGCTTACCGTTTTATGCACACTAAAGAGAATTGGCACATCAGAGCTAAGACATTATGTTTCCATTCTTAGGAAGGAAGGTTTGAGTATTAAATCAGAATGGAGACAAAATGATCTTAAAAGATGGAAATGTTATTGGATTTAATTGTAAATAAGTTTGTGTAAATTAAAGTAAAGCATTATATTTGAATATGGAAGCGAAAACGCTAGGAAATCTTATTAAGGATAAAGGCATAAAGCAGTCATTTATTGCCGATAAATTGAAGGTGTCAAAAGCATTGGTTACTCAATGGGTCAAAGGGACAAGACCTATAGCTGAAAAGCATATTGTTGATTTGAGAAGGATTTTATCCTAATATTTTTATGTCAAAAAAATTAAAAATTGTAAAGCATGGCAGATAATAAAGATACCTTTCTTTTCTATACAAAATGGTTATCCACATTTAAATCTCTACCTAAGGATAAGGGGTATGACTTGTTAATGCATATTCTTGCCTACGTTAACGATGAAAATCCACAAACTGATGACGTTCTGATTAATGCTGTTTTTCAAAATATACAGATAGATCTTAAGTCTGACTTAAAAAAATGGGAGCTTAGCATCGAAGAAAAGAGCAGGGGCGGTAGTGTTGGTAATTTAAAAAGATGGCACCCAGATGTATATAAACGCTATATCAAAGGTAAAATATCATTGCAAGAAGCTATAAATATCACTACCGATCGCAAAGCATCGCATACCGATAACATCCCATCACTACCGATCGCAGAAATCGCTGTTTATGTTAATGATAATGTATTAGATAATAAAGATAATTCTAAAACCCAAGTTGTACCAACTTCGGATGTTGATGTCAATAAATTTATTAGTTATTTCAACTCAAAAGCTAACAGAAACTTTAAGGCCACCGATAAGGTTAAAGCAGCTCTTAAGGCTAGGGTTAAAAATTATTCTAAATTGGAAATTCAAAAAGCCATCGACAATGCACATCTAGATCAATATCACTTGGAAACCAATTTTAAATATCTAACTCCAGAATTTATTTTACGAATAGACAAATTGGAAAAGTTTATAAACCAAAATTCAAATAATAACACTTCACAAGGGATAACCATTCAAACAACCAACTAATGATTAAATCAATTTACGATATTAAGAATGCTGTTACTGAACTGAGGGAGAAAGGAGTTCAAAGAGGCAACAATACTGGATTTAAGTCAATAGATGAGCTTTATTCCATAAAACCAGGCACCTTTACCATTGTTCAGGGTTCGCCAACTCATGGAAAGTCTGAGGTTATCTTTGAATTTATGATGAACCAAGCGCATAGATACAACATAAAAGGAATTATTTTAAGTCCTGAAAGCGGTAATGCAGAAGAAATCACAATGGAACTAATCCACAAGTTTTTGTCTAAAAACCCATATAAAACATCTTTTTCTACATGTACAGATAGGGAATTTGAAACTGCATTAAATTGGGTTGACCATAACTTTGCAATTGCCGATGACGAAGAAAAGAGTTATTCCTTCAAAGATCTTACCGATGAAGTTGAAGCGCATGAGAAGCTTAAAGGCGTTAAGTACGGCAACATAATGGCAGAGCCTTGGAATGAATTGGATCACAAGTTGGTTTTAGCGGATAATTCGGGCAGGCAGGATCTGGCAATTGAAGATGAGCTAACCCAGCTAAGGAGATATTGCAAAACGAAGAACAAACATACTTTTCTTAGTTTCCATCCATCTAGTCAGTCACTGATTAAAGATAGCCAAACAGGTATAACCTATTATGAAATGCCAAAGGCTAGGGAAGCCGCAGGAGGACAGGCAACGCTTCGTAAAGCATTTAGTTGGATAAACATTTGGAGGCCGCCTGTGGGCTTAATTGATGGCTCTACGGGGATGCCATTTGAAGATAACGAACTTTTCTTTCAAGTTGAGAAGTCAAAGCCTAAGGGCGTGGGTAAAAAAGGAATAACGAAGCTTAAATTCGATTGGCAAAAGAACAGATATTACGAAGAGGTTAACGGGATAAAGATGTATGCTTTTGAACATGAGAATACTTTGATAAGCGATTATGTAGCGCCCCTACAACCAAGTACAATGTTTAATGAACCTGATCAACAAGCACCTTTCTAATGGACTATAAAGAACTAAAAAAAGAGAACGAACGACTTAAGGTAGAAATTGATACCTATCATGCTTTTTATGAAAGTTTCAACATGTACGATATTGCAATTAGTGATGGATATGGGTATCTTTCTGAAATGTATTCAGAACTTTTAAAGGCAAAGAAAAAGAACCCAAATAACCAAGCGGTAATTAACCAAGAGTATAGGATAATCAAACTACTTAACATATTTGCCGGAATGACTGGATTGAACAATAAGTGTCATTCATTATCATTGAGATTTAAACATCTCAATCAAGAGCTATTCAATGTAAAACATGAATTGGATGCAATTAAACAAGCTATTAACGAACAATAATCAACCAACAAGCTAAACAGTACTTGAAATGATAAAAGAGATAAAAACAACATACAAATGTGACTTTTGCAAAAAGCACATGTTTCGTTCTGATGCAATGTTGAGGCATGAAAGTATTTGCCCTAAAAATCCAGAAAATTTTGTAATGTGTAATGGATGCAATCATCTTGAAGAATATGAAAAAGATTATCAATGTGCTCATGGGGAGTATTCGTATGGTAGACATTCAAAATCTTTTTATTGTAAAAAATATGAGAAAGGACTTTATCCTCCGAAAGCAAAACATTTAGTAGAACAATATCCAGATACTTTTGAAGATGAAGAGCAAATGCCAAAGGAATGCGAACATTATAATTCAGACTTACCATTTTAAACAACAATAACAAATAGATTATGAAAACTTGGGGCAAATACAAAAGGGTTTCTATTAATAACATTATAGTTGGCGATATGGTTGCAATATGTTCGACTGATGAAGGAATTTTTAAGCCAAATAAAGAAACACTAATTAAAATAGACAAAGAACGCTTGAATTTATTAAAGGCGCATAAAAGGCTTAATTTCGTGTTTAAATCTATTGCTGATATGGTAAGATTTATAAATGATGAAAATGTGCTTAGGCATCGTATTAAGAAATATATGCTATGACCACCTACACAGTTAACGGACTAAAAGTAACTTCCTATTCTTGGAAGGAATATCAACAAGTTAAAAAAGAGAAATATGAAAAAGGAAAGAATTGATTTAGAAAAAATAAAAGATTTAAAATGTAAATTTAGAATGTATGGAGATGTAGAAAAATTATGTATAAAATGCGGTTACATCATATGGTTTAATGGGAAAGATACAGATTTAACAGTTTTGAATAATATGGTTAATTCAGGATATCCCATACCTAATTGCAACATAAAATCATGACCGAAACAATCACTTCAGCTGAATTGAAATTTCAGATACCAAAACGAATGAAGTACCGTAACGTTAAAACAGTTATAGATGGGATTAAATTTTACCATTTTGTATAATTTTATTATATTTGTATATGGGAAAATATATTGATTTGTCTGGAAGAAGATTTGGTAAGATAAAAGTACTATTTAGATCAGGAACTTCAATTAACAAAAAACCTATTTTTAAGGTTGTTTGTGATTGTGGCGTATCAAAGGATGTTGTTGGTTCTGGATTATTAATTGGTCATATAGTTAGTTGCGGGTGCTCAAAAGGATTTAAACATGGTTTATCTAAAACCAAAGAATATCGAGTATGGGCGGGAATGCTAAGCAGGTGCAGGGATAAAAATTTAAAAATTTATCCATTATATGGAGGTCGTGGAATTAAAGTCTGCGACAGATGGTTAGAATTTTCAAATTTTATGTTAGACATGGGTGAAAGACCTTCAGACAAACATTCGATAGATAGGGTTGATGTAAATGGTAATTATGAGCCAAATAATTGTAGGTGGGCAGATAGGGAAACTCAGGACAACAATAAAAGAAGCAATGTTTATTTAACAATGAATGGCGTTACTAAAACAATGAAACAATGGTGCATTTTATTGGGTGTAAAACAACCTACTATGCGCTGTTATTTAAAGAGACATTCTTTTAATGAGGCTTATAACAGGTATAATGGCAAGTAAGTATAAAAACGTAATAACTACAGTAGATAATATCCGTTTCTCTTCAAAAAAGGAGGCAACATATTATGGCAAGTTGAAACTTCTTATTAAATCAGGACACGTCCTCAGTTTTGAAAGACAAGTGAGATATAAGCTGATTGTTAACGGGCAATTGATTTGTACATACGTTAGCGACTTCGATGTAATTTGGAGAGATAGCGGACTTAAAGTAACCGATGTAAAAGGAGTTCAAACTCCAATTTTCAAGATTAAGGCGAAGTTGATGAAAGCCATACACGGTATCGACATATTCATCGTGTAAAAAAGAATTTAAATTTAGCTCATTATTATTTGGTATTACAATATATAGTCGTATATTTGAATAAGCAAAACGAAACAATTATGAAACTTACATCAGCAGAAATCTACCAATTGGCATCTGAAATAACTGAAAAAGAATTTACAAACCTTTACAATAGATTAACAGACAAAGAAGAAACGCTTTTTAACTCTCTTGTAAAGTTAGGCGATAGAAAAGAAGTTGCTTTGTGGACTGTTGTTTCTGAACGTTACGAAGATAAAAATACTGAGTTTTACCAAAGTGCATTTAACTTATAAAACATGTTACAAGAAAAAGAGCTATTAGAAATTTTCCCTTTAGTATTTTCATCTTCTCATTCAATTGGATTCAAAAGGGATGAAATAAAATCATTACTATTTGATCCATCATACACATTTTTAGAGATACCAAAATTAATGTGGTTAGATTGTATTTACAATTATTTTGGCGAAAATGGGATAGATAAATCTATACTTAATATTAATTCTGTTTTAATTTCTTGGTATGAAAGACAAAATGCGAGGTAGGCCAAAAAAAGAGCAAACAAAGAAGCATTTCAATCTACGCCTTTCCGATGACGTAATATCCTTTATCAAATCAAACCCTAACCAAGTAGCCTATATCGAGTCTCTTGTTAGGTCAGATAACAACATCGTTACAAAAACAAAGGAGGGGAATGCTTAAATTTGGAATGTTGATGTGGCGGAATTGGTAGACGCTAACGACTGAGATTGTGACTACAGCGGGCACAGCATTTTACAGGTTCGAATCCTGTCATCAACACAAACTAACCTAACCGATATGGAAAAGAAAATGATAGTACATTCATTAGATAGGACAAGCAAAGAACTTTTAAACGTCCCTAATTACGTGCCTTTTGATTTGTTAAGTGAAGAATGGGCAAAAATAAACCATAGCCAAACTTTAACAAGATTAAATGAAAGAGGTGGTTTAGGTGTTATTGAAATATTAAATAACATAGATAAAAAACACTTAGAATTTCGGGGAGCTACACAACAAGAAGTAGATAGACTGAATGAAATAATCGAACATCATCATAACCCAAACTAACATGGAAAAGAAAATTGAAGCGAAGAAGCAACCTGAAATTAAGGTTAGCCAATATTGCGATGGTGAAAAATGCAATCAATGTGGTAACCCGGCAACCCAAAAAGTAGAGCAGACCAAATTTGATGATGTTCCAATCGGTCATGGTTATGTTGCTTATTTATGCCAGAAGCATTTTGAAAGATTAGTAATGCCGTATAAGTTTAAGAAGCAACCTGCAATGAGTTTGGAGGAGTGTAAAGATGAGATATGCAGAAGGTATGAACTTGCGGATTTCAAAGCATTAATAGGCAAGGTTAGCGCATTCCCTAGTCAGTATGCTAACGTTGCCCTACACGTTATTAACGAAGTAGCTGAACTATACGCCAATCAGTTTAGGGAATTGGATAAGTGGATTAGTGTTGAGGATAGGTTGCCTGAAAATATGAAAGATGTTATTGTTTGCCTTAAAAATGGAATGATATTGATATGTACTTATAGAGAGATGTTTAAATCATTCCAAATTCTTACAACTGTTGATGACATCCCAGAAGTTAATCCAGTAATTAAGTGGCAGCCATTACCTAAACCTTAATTATGAAAATTGAATGTGTATCATTAAAAGTATTTGAATTTGTAGACCATTGTTTGGGTTGCGATAATATTGTACCTTTTGATAGTAATGGTCATTGTTGGATATGTGGTTGTGATATGCCTTTTGGCGGTATTGATGATGATACATTATCACAAGAAATGTTCGAAGCAGAAAACAAGTTGTCTCTATTCGAAATAAAGGCAGATGATCGACCCACATTCAATAGTTTGATATTTGGTAATTAATTCGTAGGTTTGGGTATGGCAGGAGGCAGACCAGCGCATTTTGAAAATGCAGAAGAATTGGCAAAGAAGGTAGATGAATATTTCGTTTATCTTGAAGGTGAATATACTGACGTAACACTTCGTGATGATGAAGGAAAACCATATCAAGAACGGAAATATACAAGAAAGCCAGAGCCACCAACCGTAACGGGATTAGCTATTTATCTTGGATTTGAAAGCAGACAATCGGTTTACGACTATGAAAAACAAGGCGAGTTTTCTTACATTATAAAAAGGGCAAGGTTATATGTTGAACATGGTTATGAAAAAGACCTTAGATCCGAAAAACCAACAGGCGCTATTTTTGCATTGAAAAATATGGGATGGGTTGATAAGCAAGAGGTATCTAATATGAACTATAATGTAAATATCGAGCCAACTGCAGAAGAAGCCAAATCAATAAAAGAGGCATTCGATAAAGATATTTGATCATGATTATAATAGACGATATTAAAGAAGAGGATTTAAAAAATGATTTCAATCTTTGGGTTCAAACAATGTTCTCTAAAAGATTAAAATCAGGCAAAATAAAAATAAAAATTTTACGCTCACGTTTTCATGAGGAACAATTAAAACGTTTGTTTAAACAAACCTAGATGACTGAACAGGAAATAAAAGAATTAAAAGTCGCCCATGTAGCATGCAAGGACGACTTTATTTTTTTTGTGAGATATTTCTTCAAAGCACAATACAAACGCAAGTGGGCTAAATGGGATCATCTATACCTTATTGCCGAACAGCTTAACAGAGTTGTTAACGGAGAAATAACACGTCTGATCATAAACATTGCGCCACGTTATGGCAAAACAGAGTTGGCGGTTAAAGCATTTATAGCTTACGGACTATGTTTAAACCCATCAGCTAAATTCATTCATCTTTCCTATTCTGATGATCTTGCTTTAGATAATTCAGAAGCGGTTAAGGATCTTGTTACCTCTGATGAATATCAAACTTTATTTCCATCTGTGAGGCTTAAGCAATCAAGCAAGGCAAAAAAGAAATGGTATACCGATCTTACTGGCGGTGTTTACGCTACATCTACAGGTGGTCAAATTACTGGATTTGGTGCGGGTTTGGTAGATGAGTATGAAGAAATCATTGATCCTGAATTTGAGGAAACATTAGAGCAGCTTTTAGAGATTAGTGGTATAAGTTGGTTGGGAAACAAAGCTAAATTCGGAGGGGCTATAATCATCGATGACCCTAACAAGCCCGATGATGCAGATAGCGAAACTTTACGTACAAGGGTAAATGAAAGATATGATAGTACTATTAGCAATCGTGTCAATTCTCGTAATACGCCCATTATCATCATCCAACAGAGAACCCATGAAGATGATCTAAGTGGATACCTAATTAGAAAACAAGGTAATGCTGATGATGGCGGTTTATGGACTGTTCTAAGCTTACCTTCAATAAAGGAAGATGGTACAGCACTTTGTCCTCAAAAACACACAATAGAAGAGTTAAAGGCATTAGAAAAACATAACGATGTTGTTTTTCAGAGGCAACACATGCAAAACCCTAAGCCAAAGGCTGGACTATTATTTCCTATACAAGATTTGTTCTTTGCTAACATGGATGAAATAAAGGGGCTTAATGATCCCGACTTCACCTATACGTGTGCCGATCCTGCCAACCTTGGCGGTGATGATTTTGCCGGCGCTCCGTTCAAACTTATCGGGGATAGGATTTATGTAACTGAAATGCTTTACAATACGGAGGGAGCAGACCATAACGAATTGGAAATGGTTAATCTTATCAGACGGAATAAATCTAAATCTGTGGGTATAGAAGGAGTATTGGGATGGATGGAGACTGCAAAAAGGATTAGGGAAGATTTGGATAGGAATAACTTTGACGGAGAATTTAGGGTATTGAGACCAAGAACTAGTAAACCATCTAGGATATTGAACAGGGCTTCATTTATTAGGAATAACTTTGTTTTTCGGCACGATTGGGAAGATTTCCCTCAATATGCTAAGTTCATGAGAAACCTAACATCTTATCTAAAAATACAGGAAGCGGGCAAAGGAAATAAACATGATGATGCGCCAGATTTGTGTGAAATGGCAGCCACATATTTCGAACAAAATTTTCCTCATCTTTGGGGTATGAATAAAACTTAAATATTTTTTTATACATTTACTAAAATAATGATTTTTGAATGAGCTGGTATAATCCTTCAACCTGGGGCAAAGACATCGTTTCTCGTAGTGCATCAATAGAAGTTCCTGAAAAGGTTTTTATTGAAAGGGAATTTAGCCAAAATAATATTGTTGGCGATACCTATGAATATTCAGAGATAGAACCTTCGCAGTTTAGGGGCGGGTACGACATAGAGGATATTCTTTATGGTGCTTATGGTAGACAGAATTTTATAACCCTATTCTATTGCCTACCCGAAATATTTGCACCCGTTAACGAGATCGCATCTCGGGTAGCAGAAGCAACATGGCAACTATGTTCAACACAGAACGACTCAGTTGATTACAAGAACAAGGATTTCAATAGGCTTTTCGAAAAGCCAAACCCATTGATGACAATGAAGCAGTTTGTTTGGCAATCTGTTTGCTATGACATTCTAACGGGTGCTAACTTTCAATACCTTAACAAGCCATCTACATTGCCAGATGAGTTAGGATCCGTTCTATCATGGTGGAATGCACCAACGCATCAGGTTAAAATTGACAAGAAAAAGAATGTCGATATCTACTCTGCAACTTCATTAGAAGATTTCGTAACAAAGTTCACGGTTTGTGAAGCAGGAAACAAAAGGGATATGGATATTAGGAATGTTATCCCTTTTATAAAGTTCGACCTTCAGCAGGGCAATCAGATTGATAAATTTAAATCAGACCTTAAAGGGGCTGAAATCGCAATTAAAAACCTTTTGCCCGTCTATGAGGCTAGAGGAGTTATCTATATTAAGCGTGGAGCTTTGGGCTTCCTGGTATCTAAGAAATCAGATGCAAGCGGACTGGTTAGCCTTACCAAAGGCGAAAAGGAAGAGACTCAAAGGGAATATCAGGGTACTTACGGATTAGTTAGGGGCAAAAATCAAGTGGGCGTATCTTCGGCACCGGTTGAATACATCTCTACTTCAATGAATATCCAAGAGCTTCAACCATTTGATGAGACTTTGGCAGATGCAAACGTAATCTATAAAACTCTCAGGGTTCCAAAGCACTTTGTCCCATCAAAGGATAATTCAACCTTCAACAATGCGGAAAGTGATACGAGGGCTTTTTATGATGATGTTATACTACCTTATGCGAACAAGTACGCTCAAGGATGGAATGAAAAATTTGCAATCCCTAATCGTTACATAAAGGCAGATTTTAGCCATATTGCAGTGCTTAAATCAAACAAGAAAGATGATGCATTAGTGAATAGAACCAATGGCGCTACAATGTTGGAAAGATGGACTAATGGCGTTATTTCACTTAACGATTGGATTATGTCTTTTGATGGCGAAAAAGGATCTGGTGATATTTATGAAAAGAAAATATTCGATTTGTTGCCCGATCAAGTGGAATTAGTAAAAAATATTATAAATTTGAAATCAAATGGCACTACATCCCAAAATAAAGGAACTGAAACGCAGAGCAGCACCGATCAACTATAGCACCGTATCGGTTAACGAACGTGGCATACTTGAAGGCGATTTCCTAAGTGATCTTGACAATCGCATTGTTTCTGGATATCTATTGGTATGGAGATCAATCAATATGCATGGTGAAATGTTCCTTAAAGGGTGTGCTGCCAAATCTATAAATGATCGTGGGCCAAATAGTCAGGCAAACTATAAGATAACATTCCTTAACCAACACAGACAGGGAGAGCCATTATGTGTTTTTGCCGAACTTTATGAAGACGACTACGGGTTAAGGTTCAAATCTAAGCCATTGGACAATGTGCCTTGGGCTGATCATGTACTAACACAATTGAGAAGTGGTACGTTAAACCAGTTTAGTGCTGGGTTTGATTACGTATGGACACAAACTGAATGGGATGAAGCCCATGATTGCATCGTTTGTAAGCAGATTGACCTTTTTGAGGGTAGTGTAGTAACCATTGGAAGCGAAATGAATACCTACGTTATCCGTTCTAAGGAGGAAGCAGATGGGCTATTCGATGAGATAGAAACATTTATTAAAACATTGCCTCGTAAAGATCAACTACAGGCAAGACAATATTTTACGCAACTGAAATCACTTACCGATTTAGAGCCGCTTAATCAAGGTGAGGCACTCGAAGAAAGGACAAAGCCGCCTAAGGATGCGATTGATTACAATTATTTAATTAATAACATTTAAACACCAAGAAATGGTAAAAAGATTTATTTACCGTGATGCGGGAGCAGGCGGTCAAGGTGGAGACACCAAAACAGAGCAAGAGGCTTTGTTGAAAAAAATCAATGAAAACGTTAATACCGAAATCGAGAAAAGAGGTTATCAGAATAAAGATAACATTGAAAAGCTTATTGGATTAGCGTTAGAAGGAATGCCTGTAGAGGCTTTGAGAAGTTTTGACCCAACAAAGGTTGAGCAATCTTTAAAGAACATTGCTGGAGAACTTGAAAAAGTTAAGAATATCCGTGCTGGAGAATTGGAGAACAATGAAAAAGAACTGATCCAAAGATCGATCAACACTTTATTGTTCCCAGAAGAAGGTAAAACTTCCGATGTTGAAATGATCATGCAGACTAGAGGTCAAGGGGCTAAGAAAGAAGTTGTTTTAAACATCCGTGCTGCAGCAAACATGCAAACCGATAACACCATTAACGAAAACAACTATCCTCTACCGATGATAGAAAGTTTCAATGTTATCGATGGTGTTGTTAAAAAACGTAGGGGAACTCAATATATCTTTGATATTGCCGATGTGACCACCGTAGCAGAATTGGAAGAATATACAACCTGGCTAGAAGAAGGTAACAGCGAGGGTGCTTTTGCAATTGTTGCAGAGGGAGCGGTTAAACCGTTAGTTTCTTACGCATTGGTTCGTAACTTCGCTAAAGCTAAAAAGGTAGCTGCTAAGTATGTAATTACAGAAGAGTTTCCCAAATTCCGTAAGAAAGCCTTAACAATCATCCAGAACCTTATCAATGATAAGATTTTGCGTGACTATGCGGCAATCCTTACTACCGATTTGCAGACACAAGCTGCGGGATATGTAGGTACATCATTGGATGATACCTTTACAGCTCCAAATGATTACGATGCTATCGGTGCCGTTGCTGCTCAGATCGAAACGCTTAACTTTTTTCCTGATCTATTGATTATCCACCCACAAGATAAATGGAGATTGTCACTTGAAAAAGATAGTCAAGGACGTTATTACATGATGATACCTATGTACAACCCACAAGGATTGGTTACAATGATGGGCTTCCGTGTTCTAACATCTACCTATCAAACAATTGGTACTTTCACATTGGGAGAAAGTGGATTGTTCAAAATCGAACAGGAAGCTCTTACAATCCGTTTGGGCTATGGTATCGACTTTACTACTGCTACCGTGTCAGGCACTAGCGTTGTTACTTCGGTATCAAGCGATTTTGACAACAACCGTATGCGTATCATCGTGGAGAACTTCTTTAAAGATTATATCGCAACAAACAATATTGGTTCATTTGTTACCGCTTCTTTTGCTACGGTAAAAGCAGCATTATTAAAACCTTAAAACATGGCTCAGAAACCACAATCAGAGGAAGTAATTCCAGCAGGTCAAGAAGATGTTAAAGCCTTGACCACGGCTAATTCAGTAGTTGATGGCGGTACTTTGGTTAGACCAAAGGAAGATACCTTAATCTATGGCACAAAAGATAGCTTCTTAGGCTTTGGCGTAGAACATACGGTTCATCGTGTATTGGCTGAAAAGCTTATCAAAAAAGGTCAGGCAACGAAAGATAAGCCAAAGGATAAAGCAGAATAAATCTATTTCAAATGTCAATCATAACTATTAGCGACTTTAAGGGCGAACAATCAATAGCACAGACTTCAAACGCTGGCGTTATTGAGAGTACTCAAATCTTTATAGATAAGTACGAGAAAAAGTTCTTAAAGTCGCTTTTGGGAAATGCTCTTTACATTGATTTTGTTAACGGATTGTTGCAGGATCCAATTGATCAGAAATGGATTGAACTTAGGGATGAAACCGACTTAAAGGATATGTTGGTTAACTACATTTATTATTGGTACGATAGAAATAAGACTACCACAACGAATGGGGTTAGCGAAACCAAGGGCAAAACAGAGAATAGCGTAGTTGTAAACAACATTGATAAACAGGTTAGATCATGGAATGAAATGGTTGATATGGCTCGTTTATTTGATCTGTCTACCGCTACTTATCCTAATTTTGTTAGGCAGCATTGGAGGAATTATTCTTATTGGTATTTTGGATGTCGTGTTGATGAAATATTCTATAAGATAACACGTAGCAATATATGAGTTCAGCACCCGAAATATACCTGCATAGAGAGTTTACCTCAATAGTTGAGGCAGTTAGTCTAAAGCTAACTCCAACGCTTCAAATGTTCGATACAAATATTACAGGTGTTCATTATCAGTTCGGTCATCCGTTGGAGATCATCAATACGTTAAGCCAATTTGAAAATGGTAAAACAACCAAGTTCAATAAGTATCCGATAGTCTGTTTCTTTCTGGATAGCAAGAAAACCAAGAATAACCCATTAAATGCAGGGATGCAACGTGTACACCTCGCAATAGTTCGTGAAAGTGCTGATGCAAATGGCAATGATACCGCAAACGATAGGGATATCAAGAACTTTATACCAGTGTTAACGCCTATATACTTGGAATTGTTGACACAGATAAAGTTAAGAGCTGATTTGTTTACAGGTATTTTCAATGAGCAGTCATTGAGCCATGAGGTGACCTATCGGTATTATTGGGGAAAGTCTGGACTGTTCGGCAATGAAGCAAACATTTTCAATGATCGGGTTGATGCAATTGAAATAGAGAACCTAGAATTAACAATTAATTTAAACTATTGCCCTAAAACTTACGTATAGGGCAATTAAAATTTAAAAGATATGACTATTTTAAACACAGCCGTTTGTGCCTTAAACGGAGGAAATACAGGTATTAGCAACTGTTCAGTTGATTTTAATACTTTAAACAAGGGATTTTTGGTGCCAACTGATTTTGTGCTTACCGAAGCTCAATTGGTTAGCCCTGCCACCGTAATGGCTGCACTGATTGCCGCAGCATCAGCTAACATCGCATCACAAAGAATTTATCCATTACCAGAAACATTAACGGTAACTGATAACTCTGAGGCAGCAGTTCAACAAACCTACGGTTATGGCGCTGTTGTTACCGTTCGTGATGGTATGGCAAACATTGCTGTTAACTGGAAAAAAGGGGGGTTATGCCTACGTAACCAATTGGCAAAATTCAATGGTAACTCATGGGCATGGTTAGCTATTGATGCGGAAGGTAGATTAATAGGTACTAAAGTTGGCAAAACAATGAAAGGTATTCCATTGAACGAGTTTTACCAAGATCCATTTAAATGGGCTGATGGAGCTAATCAAACTGCTTACATCTATAAGTTATCTTACAACACAAGATATATTAATAGTGATGTAGCTTTTGTTCCTTTGAACTATGGCGAAGTATCTGCAATTAGCGGACTGATCAACATTGTGCCGGAACTTGTTACCTACCCAGGCGCAAACATTTTCACCGTTCGTCTATTGGCTGGATGCGCTAAGGATAATCTTTATGATCTTTACTCAACTGCTTTGGCAAACGTTGCTAATTTTAGCGTTGTTAATGCAACTACTGGCAATGCGATTACCATTACTTCGGTTACGGTTGACGCTAACTCAAAAGGCTTTATTTTCACTTTAAACTCTAGTGATCCAGATTATGTTGCAGGAGGGCCATTTGTAGTAAGCGGTTCGACCGTATCGGCTTTAGCTACTAACTTGGTAGTTGGGTTTGAGATTTTACCGTTAACCATAGTAACTCCATAATGTTCGCAGAACCTTTAAAGCCGAATTGGAATGTAAAGTACATTAAGTCGGCAAAGAAGGGTGATTTTGTTAAGAACCATTCTGGATTATTTGAGGGAATAACAGATAAGGACTTGGAAGAGGTTTGGGACAAGCATAACCCTAAGAAGGAAAGTAAATAATAGAAAGGCTAGCAGAGATGTTAGCCTTTTTTGTTATAAAGATGTTACAAAACGGTATCGATGTAATGGTTAGATTTGGTGTATGTTAATTTATATATTATTATCAGTAACCAATTATAATGGATTTAAGGTTACAAGAATAGAAAGTGTATTTGATAGCTATGAAAAGGCTAAATTTAAAGCTGACTGTATGTCTGAAAATATTGATAATATGGAATTAGAGATTATGGAGGATCTGTTAAGATGATAAAGGTAATTTTTAAAGAACCTCAATTGATAGGAAATAAACAAGGAGATGCAATTGCTTTATTTTGTTTGTGCACTTCTTATGTAACATTGTCTAACGGTTATTTCTTTTATGAATTTGGTGAAATAATAGGAATGGTTATTAAAAACCAAGTACAATCAATCGAACACGTTAAACCAACTGATTTATGAAACAGCCATTCCCATTAATATTAGGTAATCTAATATTTGACCATAGTAGAAATTTTAAGGCGAGATTGACGTATAAAAACAAATTTAACCATCTAAATAATTTTTTTATTACTCAAGTACCAGCAACCATACATCATGGTATTCAATGGAAGGATTATGAAAAAATATTTAAAGAAATGGAAAAAGAATCTACTCCAATACGGCCAAAAGCATCTCCGATAAGTAATGGAGGGTTTAGTAAAGATTATTCTATACTTTGGATGTTCTTATGCTTTATATTAGGTTTAGTTTTTGGAATTTTATTCAAATCATAACACTTATGAACGCACGCCAACTACACGCTGAAATCAAGAGATTGAAAGCGGAAAACGAAAAATTAACTACATTAAATGATGTTCTTAAAAGAGTTATCTTTGAAAGGGATAATTTTAAACATAGTGTGTTTATTACTCTTGCATCAGGAGATATTATCAAAGTTAGAGATTAAAATTATGAAAAACTTAATTTACAAACTAGCAATCGCATTCGCCTTTTTAGTAGGCATCGGAGTAGGCGCTTTAATTCTAAACTAATGAAAGCATTAATATTATGCCATTCAATAGTTGTTCTTATTTACTATTTGTACATTAGAAATTATCCAAAAAAGCCATGACTACAATAAGAGGAATGCTTGAAAAGGTTCAATCTGTCAATGTTAGGGATGAGGCTATTAATATCATTCGTTCAACCGAGAAACAGAATATTGACCTTAACAGAAAACAGCTTTACCAAAAGTCGATTGACAGCGAAGGAAATAACCTTAGGCTTTACTCATCGGCATTGTATGCGCTTGAAAAGGAAAGGCGTAACCCTTTGCCTGGATTTATGCGCCCCGATTTGTACAATACTGGTGCATTCCAACTTAAATTCTTTGCGACGGTTACATCAAAGGATATTGTTTATGGCTCATCAGACGTTAAATCATCAGCCTTGGAAGCTAAGTATGGCGGTAAAATATTCGGACTTACAAAAGAGAATAAGGCTATCTATTCACTAGATGTGGTTTATCCATTACTTCAAAATGTTATCACTCAAAAAACAGGATTAAAATTTAAATGATATGGAATTAAAACAACAACGTATTTATTTTAAAGGGATAAATTGTAGGGTAAATAAATATAAAGTTCCATTGTTCTATTTATATAAATTCATTTTCATAAATATGAATTAATGAATTTAATAAGAACCCGTAAAACCTATTCATCCTGCAACGAGCTGCCATTACACAACTTCATAATGATAGTTGTTAAGAACGACTTATCCATGCTTTATTCAGAGCCTAACAGGTTTATATATAAGGAAGCTGATTTGAATGAAATATGGCATATCATATTTACCGAATACAACGAACTAACCAAGAACGAAAGTGCATTCCATGTGCTAAGCTTGGTTAAGGACATCACAGTAATTAATTTTAAGCTTCAGCAGATACAATCGGCTGTTGATATACTATTCAAATACAGATCAGCCCACCATTTTCCAGAACTAATTGATATGCTAAAATCGATGGGATTTATAAGATATTCCTACTCTGATGAAACTATTGAAAATGACCTTAGGTCAATTATCATGGAGGCTAAGAAGATGGTTTTCGACCTTCAACAACATGAAAGGGAATATAAAGAAGCTACCGAAGATAATGGCAAATCTGCCACAATACAAGACTATATCGACCTCATAGCTCAACTTTCAAAATACATGGGATTTCCCATCGACAAATTTAGGACTACTGTTTCAGAGTTTATTTCGTACCTTAACGACTTTAAACGAGCAAACACTCCTAAAGATGGCAAATAGTCAAAGTATAGATGAAATTGTAAGCCCTAAGGCCATTCAAGGGCTTATAGATTTAGAACAAAGATTATTAACTGCAGATAAGGCTATGGCAACCGCCATTGTTAATGCTAAAAAATATACTGAGGTTTTGGCTTCTGCAAAAGGTTTTGGCGCTGTTGAAAAAGCCGCAGCAAATGCGGAACTTTATCAGCAGAAAGTTATAAAGGCTACGGCTCAGGCTCAAGCGGCAGAAGAGAGATTATCAGCAGCAAGGCAAAAGGCACAGGATAAAATAGATGCAATAGAAGCCAAGAGGGCGGCTAATGAAGCTAAACAAGTTGAACGTGATAATGAAAAACTAAAAAGAATAGAGCAGATTGAAGCTAGGGAAACAGAAAGATTACAAAAACAACAATTAGCAGAACAACAGGAAATAAGCTCATCACAATTAATAACTGCTCAACAGGCAAATGAAGCTACTGCAAGAGGATTAGCAAACAGAGAGAGAGAGGTAACTGCAGATACGGCTAAACAAACAGCATTAGAAATAGAACAAGAAAGACAAGCTATAATCGCAAATACTAGGGAGCTAAGAAATAATGCTAGAGAACAAAATGCGGCTAAAGGTAGCTTAGAGCAAAGAAGATTAGCCTTAATTCGTTTAAGAAACACATTTGACAATCTTAATGAAGCCGAAAGAAATTCACCTTTTGGACAAAGGCTTATTAGGGTAATTCCTCAACTTAATGAACAGGTATTACAACTAGAAAGGTCTACAGGAAGGGCGCAAAGAAATGTCGGCAACTATGGGGGTGCTTTTGGTAGAATACAGCAAGGTGCAGAGCGTGCTTTTGGTGTGCTAAAAAATATAGCTAACTTTTTGCCCGGCTTAGGTCTTGCCGGACTTATAGGATTATTAGTTGATCCTATTGTTGATGCTATTTCTAAAATGGACATCTTCAAAACAAAAATATCAGAAACAGCAGAGGTAACTGCATTAGCTTCGTCTGAATACAAAAAGGCTACATCAGATGTTACAGCCCTTGGAACGTCAATAAGTGAATTTCAGAATGGCACTATTTCCAAAAAGGAATTGGTAGATAGATATAATTCAAGTATTGGTGAAACAGTAGGTAAATTACAGACTGCTACAGAGGTAGAAGATTTCTACAATAAAAAATCAGCTGCATTTGTTCAGGCTACCCTATTAAGGGCTGAAGCTCAGGCGGCATTAAATGTAGCCACTGATAAAAGTTCAGAAGCCCTAACTAAACAGATTGAAGGACCAGGAGTAGTTGAATATATCAAAGGTATTGGACTTGCCATCGTGGAGGGTAAAGCATTAAATTTAGAGTCGGTAAAACTAAATGCAAACTTAGCAAACTTGACAGGTGTAGGGGAATTGAAGCAGGAAGCTAGAGAGGCGGGAAAGCTTTATGACGATTTACAAAAGAGAGCTGATATTTATGCTAAAAGAAATGGGCTTGATTTCAGTAAGCATACTAATGGTGTTGATCCAGCTATCCAAGCTAGAAAGAATGCGGCTGCTTTGGTTCAGGTTCAGATCAACACCGTAAAAGAACAGCAATCTCTTTATAAAGAACAATTAGATAATGAGAATTTTAGCCTTGATACTAGGCTTACCGCTCAACAAAGATTTGAAGAAAGATCTATAAGAATTTCAATGCTGGAAGCTGAAAAATCAAAAGCCGAAAAGAAAAACAGTTATGAGGAAATATTAGCCATTGAGAGTAAACAACAAAGCGATCAGAATACGATTATATCAGAAGGATTTAAGCAAAGAAATAGCATTATACTATTCTATTCAAGTCAAGAAGAAAAACAAAGGATTTATGAAAATCAAAAAGTTATTACTGATATTCAAAAGCAACGGGATGATGAATTAGCCAATTTAATTTTAGCTTATCAGAATAAAGGTGATTACAGTTTAAAAGCTCAGGAAAAATTAGAAGCCGATCGGCTTGCGCTTATAAACAAATATAATATAAAGGAAGTATATGAGCAGATTGCACAAGCTCAAAAACTTATTGATATAAGAAAAGCCCTTGGTTATGATACCGCCAAAGAGGAAGCAGAACTATCAGCTTTGAATGTAAGGAGTAAAGAGCTTGAGGTTAATGCTTATAAAAAATTAGGTAAAGAAATATTAAACGATGAAAAGGAAAGATTTTTAAGATTAAAGGATATTGGGCAGGAATTATTTAATTTCAGCAGATCTATTGTAAGTGGTATTTATGATAAGAGGGTTGATGCGTTAAATAAAGAAGCTGATATAATTTCTAAAAATACTGAGATACAAATAGACAATGTAAACAATAGTACTCTTTCAGAGCAAGAAAAGGCCGATAAAATAGCAGTAATCCAGGCTAATGCGGCAAATAAACAATTGCAGATTGAGGAAAGAGTGCGACAAGAGAAAAGAAGAGCGGCCATAGCTGATAAGGCGTTTGCAATAAGTCAAGCTATTATAAATGGTGCTTTAGCGCAAACCAAAGTTGCTGCTCAAACAGGGGTTGCTACTTTTGTTTTCAGTCCTCTTGTTGCGGCACTTACCGCTATTCAAATAGCCTCTATAATCGCCCAACCAATACCCAAATTTGAAAAAGGCGGTACTGTTAAAAAAGATGGTATTATCATGACAGGTGAAAAGGGACACGAATTAAGGATCAATCCTGATGGATCTAAAGAATTGACCGATAACAAGGCTAACCTATCATTTGCGAAAGCGGGTACCAGGATCATTTCTAATCCTGAAACTGTTAGAATGATGGCTAAGCCTGATAAAATCGATTACGAGGGCAAATCATGGGATGTAGCGCCATTGATAGCTGAAAGCAAACGATCAACCAAGGAATTGAAATCAACAGTTAAGAAACTGGTTAGCAAGAATAGGCATGCTGAAAATACTGCTAACATCAGCAAAACACAGGCATGGATTAAAAGAAACTTTTCGTAACTAAATTGTTGCATACAGGCAATTGTTATTACTTGTATATTTGGTCATTGGTTTTAAGATTTGTTTGATTTAAGTTGAAAGTGAAACAATAGCCTCGCACTGAAATAAATGCGGGGCTTTGTTGGCGAGAGCGGTTAATTTAGATGATGGGCGGTTATAGATATGCAATAGTTGTCATTCCCGCCCACTTCTTTAAAATCTTAAATGTTCCTTAAGGCAAAGTGGTTGCGCCGTTGGTTTTTCGAACCAAAGAAGCGGGTTCGATCCCCGCAGGGAATACAACAATTTAGAGCGAGAAAGTCGTGAAGCAATCGATTAGCGAAGAACGACAACAGAACAAGTTAATTATTTGCCCGTTTGTTCGGGGCGTATGACCTCATACACAAAATAATTGAACATGAGCCGAGGTCGGCAGTGAAGATTGATTTAAAACCACATTATTAATTTAGTGTGGTTTTTTTATATCTTTACTTTATGGGCGCAATGGGCAATAAATTCAGATACTATCTAACCTATCAAGGTATTCGACAAGAAATAGTATTTGCACCCCAATCATGGGACACTGAAACAATAGGGCAATATAAGCGTGATTTAGGCGGTTACTTTGGACTAATCAGATCATTAAGCTTACCATTGTCATTTGTTAAAGATGCTTACCAAAGGCTTAGAAATGCTTTCCTTAACGATGGAATAGAAGCAGGTGTAAGACTTGAAGTTGATGAGAGGCAAAACGATTGGTCATACCTTAACATATTTTATGGAGACTTAGACTTTTCACAGTTCAAACCCAATGGCATAACCTACGAAGTCCCATTGATGGAGGCGGGAATTGGTAAGCAGGTAAAGGCTAAGGAAGGTATTAAGTACGAATACCTATTGGAAGGTGATGATGTGGTAAACATTGTTCTTCCTGGAATACAGTTTGAGGAAAAGGCAATATTTGTACCGAACTATGTTGATACGACGTCATTAAATTCTGCAAAAAGGTTTACCATTGGAATAAACCTAACAAATAGTGGTTTTAAGTCTGGATTTGTTATATCACAAAGTACATTGCAAAGAAATGCAGCTGATACTGATGATTTCACGGGTGACTTTTTTGTTAGGGGTAATAGGGTTTCTGGAGTGCTAATAAATATTAAGGGCAACTTAAAGGGGTATATTAGACATAACCCGATAGAAAATGAACTATCAGAGCTCTACCTGATGAATACTGTTACTAAGGAAAGGGTTTATACGTTCGTTTCAAAAGATGGCACTGGATCTATAGAAAGCTTTGATGTAGATTTTGATTTTAATTATACACTGCCATTTTCTCAAGGACTGTGCATTTATTCAAGAGTAAATAACGGAGGTGGCAACGTTAGCTATGTCGCCACAAATGAAGGTGAAATTAATGTTAGTTACGCTACTGTTTCGGATCCATCAAATTGCAAGGGAATAAAAGCGTATGACCTTTTCAAAAGGATTTCACAAAGGATATTGCCTGATGTACCCATCAATTCGGTGCTTATCAACTCGCAATGGAAAAACCTGATATTTACATGTGGAACAGCCATAAGGGAGCTTGACAAACCAAAGATAAAGATAACGTTTAAGGAGTTCTTCGATACTTTCAATGCAATTACTGATGCTGCTTTTGGGCTTGATAACGGAGTTGCTAGACTAGAGGAAGGTTATTACTTCGCTAGAAACACGATGATAATGGATATCGGCAATGTAAATTCATGTGAAGCCTCATTCTGTGAAGAACTTGCCGGCAACCTTGTAAAGATAGGCTATAATGATGGTAATACCGAAGATGAAAATGGACTAGAAGAATACAACAGCGGTCAAGAATATGAACTACCATTGAGCAGGGTTCAAAAGGAGATACCTTGGATATCCCCAACTAGAGCAGATCAGTACGGAATTGAAAGACTTAGGGTATTGTTCAATATAACCAAGCAATCAACTTCTGATACCTCAAGCGATAACGATACGTTTATGATCGATTGCTATCAGGATGGGGTAAACTATAAACCTATACTAGGCTCAACATACGATAGCATAACAGGGCTTTCATTCCCCTTATCAGCTTATAACCTAAGGTTGACACCAAAGCAGAATTTACTTAGGCATTCGGGCTATTTGGCTTCTATATTGGATAGGCAAAACGGAAGGACAATCGAGTTTGGAAGCGGAACTAAGAATACTGATTTGGTAACGATTAAAGATGGGGTTAGGGTTGCAGAAGGAGAAGGAGTCGCCGTTTCATCATTGGATGGAAAATACTTCCAACCATATATCTTCAATTTAAAAGGTAAAATTCCAGTTAATGCAATGCGGTTAATGGATAGTACACCTTTCGGCTATGTAAGGTTTAACTTTAACGATATCGTTGCGGAGGGATTTATAATTATGGTTTCTCAATCACTTGGTGATAACTCAGAAAGGGAATTACAACTTTTAGCAACGGCAACAAGTAATATTCCAGTGTAGCACACTTGTTACATTTTTGTGTTTGTTTTTGATATATATTGCACTCAATTAAAAATAACGAAAAAATGGCAATACCCTACATTCATTGCTTGGCATCGGCTAAGCGTTTCGGTGGAATACCAGAAGATTACTTAGACATTCACGAATTAATGGACAGTTCAAAAGCAGCGTTTCCTAATAACGGTCACCGTGTTTTAACACATAATTCATGGTTTGTGGTGACTATTCTACCTAAAGTATTTGGACACCAAAGGAAAAACTCAGACGGTAAAACTTATAATGTTAAAGACATTGGGGAATACCACATCTTAGAAGATTTTAGAATGAGGTTTATCCCTAGCGTTCAAGATTACCTAGAGCATTTAGACATACAGACTTGGATGAATAATGGCGGTGGAGTGCCTAACCGATTAAGGAACAAATCAAAAGAAACAATTGAAAAATTAAACGATTAATTATTATGTCAACATTAGAAACTATTAAAGAAAAATTAGCGATCATAGCTAAACAAAAAAAAGAAATGGTAGAAGCGTTAAGAAAAGATTTTGCTCCCATGTTCAAAGAATTTTTCGATAAATCAAATGGACTTATTAAGTCTATTGGTTGGACTCAGTACACGCCTTATTTTAATGATGGAGATGAATGTGTTTTTAGGGTTAATTCTGATTTAGATTACGGATTAAGGTTTAATGACGAAACCGTGGACGAAACTGATTTAATCACAATCAGCGAATACGTTGCCGTTAAATATTTAAAAAACGATGGCTCTTATGAAAAGTGGTTAGATAAATATCCAGAAGATAAAATTGATCCTATCAAACACAAAAACCAACTTGATTTAATCAAAATTCTAAATGAAGTAAGCGAGGTTTTAAAATCAATACCCGAGGATTTCATGAAAGATTTGTTTGGTGACCATGTTGAAGTTACTGTAAAATCTGACGGTACAATTGAAACAGAAGAATACAAACACGATTAAAAAGGTACTTCGTTAAGTTTGTCGTTATTCTTAACGATGATAAGCCGTTTACAATTAATTTTTGTAAGCGGTTTTTTTATTTATATCTTTAACACGATGATACTAAAGCCAAGTTTGCTAAATCCTTTAAGGTTCATTGACACTGATAATCTAAACTCAGGGTTCGACGGTGATTTCTTTCAGCAGCAATTGGAATGGTATCAAAATCCTAAATGCTATTTTCAACCTTTTAATATTTCAGATAGTTTAGTATTACAAGTTTTAGCTGATGAATTTCCAGAGGATTTTCAGATAGTTGATGCGCTTACAAACTTTGTAGTTAAAAATGTTCCGTGGTCATTGTCAACATTCGTAATTAACAATCCAGACTATTTGGGATTTAACATTTACGAGATTGAATACTCTTTGGATGATCTTGGACAGGGCAAGTTTTACGGTTCATTGGGTGTTTACACAACCGAAGCTTTTGAGGTCAAATCAAAGCACCTTAATACGGTACTCATAAAATACAAGAACTCTATAAATGACTATGACACCGTATTTTCTACGGGGATTGAATTTAGTTTTAGATGTCAGGCAAAGGTAGATTATGACAGTCCAAAAAATGATAGGGACGTTTATTTTGATCAAATCCATAATGCAACGCAATTAAGATCAGTCGGATTTAGGGTTTTCAAATTGTATCTAGGCTATTCTTATGGGCTTCCTGAATGGGTTATAGATAAGGTTAATCTTATTCAGCAATGCGATCAGGTAACATATGACAATATTGCCTATCAGGTTTCACCAGAAGCAGAATTTGATGTAGACAAGAATTTTGATAACAATTGGATGGGTGCAAACATAGAACTGCAACCTATTTCAAATAATTTTATTAGATTTACAACAAGTAACGATCCAGAAGGACAAACATTCACTCCCGTGCAAAAGACAACGCCATATTACAACGTATCTTCAAACTTTAGCGTTTCGAGCTTGTTCAAGGACTATTCATTGCTTGAAAAGGTAATGGTTAAAAAACGTTCTGTTGGCAGCTTCATATTAAAGTTAGGCACATCAACAGGAAATAATGATATTGGAGAATTTACGATTAGTGATGCTGGTAGCGTTAAAACGGTTGAATGGACTTTCACAGGTACTTCAAATGTTTACTTGACAATAGTATCAGCTACACCTATTGACATTGATGTTTTCCTAGTTTGGAAGCAATTGGATGAGCTACCTGTACCTATAAACCAGGATAATACACCAACAGATAATTTAGGTAAAAATGCTTTAATGTACTGGAGTGGTTCAGAAAGTGATTTTAATGATACTTGGGACATCGCAACAGGATTGGGTAAGGCAAATACAAAGTGGTCAAAATGGTGCATAGCTGGAACTAATGGGACTCAAGTTCTTGACGGAAAGGTGTTGATAGGTATTGATGTTACTAATCCTAGTGTGGACTATACTACATTAGGCGATAATGTTGGGAATACAGATAACGAGGTTACCATTGCCAAGACAAACCTACCTGCAACGCCATTGAACGTATTGTCATCAACAGTAGCTGGAAATGGTTCTTCTATACCTACTTCAAGTAGTCCAATAGCGAGAGCTAGGGCGCAAAGTCCTGCTAATCCTTTGAACTATGAAGCAGTTCAGGGCAGTGGATCTGTTAACTTGGGTATTACATCTAACTTAGGCGAAGGGGTTAAATTGAATATCACTCCTGATGGGGTTATCGCCTTACCTATTATTAAATTGGTTGACTAATGGGAAAGAGAGACTTTAGGATAAACGAGGCAATTATTGATACAATCAAATCTGCATTGTTAACCGATCCTGTTTTTGTACAATCTGTTTTAAGATATACAGGTGATTTTACATTTGATAACCCTAGGGATATTCCAGATTTACAGACGATACAATCATTTGTAGGTGATGGCAGTTTTTCATACCAGCAGTTTGATGCTTCTGATATAGAAGTTGATGTAAACGGAAATTATATTGTTGCTTTTGATGTGGTAGGTGAAAATGTACCATTTGCAATCAGGATTGAGACCCCATCGAAAACAAAGAATATGCTCCCAAATTGGGAAAATGGGGTATTATATGGCTTCGATGATACCAGTGTTGAGCCTACGCAGACAATAACAGTGTTTTATACTACCGTTAATGTTACGCCACCTCCAGCACCTTCCATTCCTGTGTTTACTATTTCACCACCTTCATCGGCAAATGTAATTACTGGCAATTCACTAACGATAACGGTATCGGCAACCAATTCGCCAATATATCAATGGAACTTTAACGGATCTCCTATTCCTGGTGAAAATTCACCTACCTTAACCATTAATGGTTTTTCATCAGTAAACAACGGGGCTTACACGTGTACTGCTTATAACGGTGGAGGATCAGTTACATCTTCGGCATGCAATGCTTTGGCTATTGTTCCTGCAGCAGGGTCAATTATCATAAACAACAGGTCATCATATCTATCTAGATATAGTGATGGTGGTGTGGCATACGTAGATTTATCTGCAGGTAATTTCATTACGGATAACTCATTCAGTTATTACAATGTAGATTTCCCACAGTTTACAACTATCAAGGTTGACAATTATAATTCGGCAGGTGATTTGGTAAGTACGTTTGAGCAATACAACCCTAGTTTTACATGGCTTACTCAATATGTTGGTTCTAGTCCATCATTTGGTTATTTGGTAACAATTAGAAATACTTAAAAATGGCAGATAAATGGACATCATTCGGATCTAACGGCTATCAGAAAAATGATACTAATGAAGATGTAGGCCGTGTTAATGGTGGTGCTGATGGATTTTTTTATCTTTATTCAAAGGATAAAATAGACGGGCTATTAAATGAAAACCTAATTCTCAAATCAGAATATACAGCTACGGGCGGAGAAACAACGTTTACTATTCCTGATTTAATAGGAAGGGAAATATTGTCAATTGCTCGTGGTGTTGAATTTAAAGTAGTTACTGGAACTCCTATTGGAGGCGAGGTGCAATTTAACGATTCTACTGGAACATTTACATTTTCAGCTGACGATCCATTGAATGAATTACAATGGGTTAGGATATTGAGCCAACGAACAACTGCGACAACAGTTCCATCAACAGGGACTATTACACGAACAGTAGATAGCTATGCTGAAATGTTGGCAATGCTTGCGGGCGACAATCCATTGTTTTTTGTAGAATACAATATAAAATCAGATGAAGAAAATGGCGGTGGTACACCTGCAAAATATCTTCACTGCAATAATTTTTTAAACAGACAAGTACCTCAAGAAGTAGAATAATGGCATTAAAACCTTTAGAAGTTATTCCCCCTTTAACTAGGGATGAGCTTTACGCAACGTACGGCGATTTTACAAGCATCAGCAGAAATATTACATCTAACAATAATGTAACTGTTGGCCAGTTAATTGATTTTACATCATCAGGTGTTCCTTATGGTTTTAGGTTCAGAACTAGATCAATTTCATTTTATTGTTCATTTGGATGTAGGATATTGGGATATATATCGCAATCATATGCAGCTGGTGAAACAAGTAAGTTGATAGATAGACCAGAACTTACAATTCCAAATGGTGGAGGCACCATAACTATTCCTTGGGCTTTATCCGTAGAGTTTTTGGAAGGCGGTATGCTAAATCCTAGGATTGTATCTAACGAAGCTGTAACTGGCGGTTATTCATTCAGAATGAACGTCATGGGGGAGATTATCAGTAGCGACATGGATACTGATGCGGATATGGTCGCAGAGATTTGGGGCGATAGCATTACATGGACCGCAGGAGGTGACGAAGGAGGATTGACTATACCAAATCTTGGCGATAAACATTATTTTGCTAGGATATGCGAACAGCTTAAAAAAGACGGTCTATCAATTTGGAGGAGCAATAAAGGTTTCGGAGGCGCTACAGCTAAACAAGTTGTAACGGCCATAAGAAGCGGTTACTATGGTAGGACTAAATCACAATGGAGCAGACTTAAATTATTGGTTATAGGTGTAGGTACAAACGACGCACTGACAGGTAATGCTACCTCTACTAATTATTCTGCTAACCTTAAATTCATTCTTGATTATGTATTTAGGAATGCTCCAGGTGTAGCGGTTTTATTGATGGGACAAACACCTACCGATACAGCTTCAAGGATTCCAAATCTTCCATCTTACCGAACCGTAATGCAATCTATGCTAACTGATCCAGACTACACGGGCAAAGAAATAAGATATGTTGATACGACTGTCGGTTTTGATGTTATAACTGCAAACTTTACGGAAACAGTTGCTGGTGAAAGATTGCACCCTAGATGGGACACTGGCGGTTTAATTATGTATAACCAAGCTTATCCAGTAGTACAACAGTTCAGCTTTTATATTTACAATACTTAAAATGAAAAAATTATTTTTTACTTTACTTATTATGACATCGTTCTTTAATGCGATGTCACAGTATAAGATTTACAATGGCACAAAGGTATACACATTTCCTAACAGATCGTTTACCGTAGCTGGATTGGATGATTTGACTGGACTTGTAGACACAAACCAGTTAGCTACAAAGGCAAATTCAAATACACTTTCACAACTGCAATCAAGATTTAACCTTAAACAGAATTTGGTAGTCCTGACAACTACAGGAACAGGTGCGGCAACATTCAATCAATCTACAGGTTCGCTTAATATACCTACCCCATCGGTTACAGGAACTAACACTGGAGATCAAACATTGGCACTAGGCGCATCGTCGGGCAGTTTTACAATTAGTGGGACAGGAGGCAATACTATTGTGCTTTCTTCATTGAATAAAACAACCGACGGTATATTCTCTAATGCTAATGTACCACCTGCTTTATCAGGACTATACCCATACAGTATATCTAGCGGAGCTACTAACTATCCATTTGCCACGGGCGGCGGCTTTAAATCATTTAGAGGCAATAACACATTTGCTGGATATTTCGAGTTCATTAAACAGAATAACAGCAATGATGATCTATATTTCAGAACTGGAATTGATGCTACTACAACTAATACATGGGATATTGTAGCGGGCAGAACATGGACTAATACACAACTATCTTTAAAGGCTAGTTTAGCATCCCCCGCTTTTACTGGAAATCCAACAGCAACTACACAGGCGGCAGCAGACAATAGCACAAGATTGGCAACTACCGCATACGTTACCAGTGCTGTAGTTGCATTATCTTCGGTTTATCTGCCTTATACAGGAGGTTTATTTGATTTAGATCTTACAGGCAGGAATATAACTGCTAATCAATCTTCTGGTATTGGAGGTATGGCAACATTCAATTATGGCACATACAACAGTGCTATTAGGCTATTAAATGGGACTTCTGATTATTCCAATACTGGATATACAACGTTTTATTCAAAGAATAATAGGTTTACAATACTTACCCCATCATCTTTTTTTGGTTTGGGGATTGGCACATCATCTTTAACAGCTCATAGAACTTTAGATGCTCCAAATACAGATGGAGTGATACAGGTCATGCCAATAGTGAATACGACAATAACAACAACACAAACAAGTTCATCATTAAATACGCTTTATCCTAATGCAGTTGTCGGGCAACAAGTAACAGCGCCCAATGTGGGCACAGGAATGAAGTTTGAGAAGATAAATACAACTAGCGGGGGAACTTGGGTAGCTTGGGCGGTATCAACTATTTAAAAACAAAAGGCGGGGTAATTTAGCCCCTTCACTATATAAAGCTTATGAAAAAAATCTACTTATCAATTATTATGCTATCATTAACTTACCTTGCAAAATCGCAAAGTGTTAGTTTAAAAATACCCTTTAACGTTGCTGCGGATCGGGCTTATATTTCAAATCTTCCTGCTGGAACTATTGCGGATAGCGTACTGGTAAAAACAAATGGTTGGATTGGTCGTATTGCAAATCCAGATCCAGGATATACGATAAGTGCCACAACAATAGGGCTTAGCAAGTCCACATTAAATTCAACATATCCAAACGTTCCTATTAGGCACATGGTATTCTGTCCGTCTATTACATTGGGTGGCGCAATCTATATCAAGGTTACTGAAAACGGAACTAATGATACATGGCAAACGATTAGCGCACCTCCCACACTTTAATTTAACTTTAATTTATATTAATCATGGAAAAAGAATTACAAAAACTAAGAGAGTCAGGCTATAAAGTTGTAAGCGGGCAAAACGGTAGGACTATGGTTGATTTGCCAGAAAAGGTAGTAAATCATCATAGAAATAAAAACAAAGGACTTAAAGAAGGATTGGCTTATTTGGCTGATTGTGCGCCAGCCTGTAAACCTGCAGATGAACACGGATATGAGCTTTGCATTGGTGGTAATTGTGTTTACTTTCCTATAGGTTAATGAAAGTTGCTGTAGTATTTCATTGGACATTGTATATTGTTCTAACGATTATAAGCGAGACAATAACGATGTCCTTATTCTTTTCAAGGCTAACGTTAACAGCGCATGTGCTAAACTTGGCTATGATAACACTATCATGGCATAAATGGTCGGTGTCCGCAAAAAGGGCGACATATATTGATTTTATATTTGCCAGAGTAGCATTCTCAACAATATTAATTAGGTTTTTTGTTATTGCGGTATGTGTATGGGGATTTACTGATATTCATTTGATAATAATTTTTGATTTCATGACCGTTATTGTCTACTACATTGTTAAAAAGCTAATGCACACATTTTCTGATAGCAGTTTATCTAAAGCATTTGGAGACAATAAATATTAAACTTTTTACCTACATTTAGGTTTTAAAATAACACGAAAGCCTATAGCATGAACTTTACTCTTAGCTTAATGATTATATTCATAGCTATACTTAAAAAATATAACGGCATAGCTATGATCAACGCTTTTGTAAAATCGTGTTTAAGTTGGGTAATGATGGAGGGACTTATTCTAGGTATTTCTGCTAAGGATGTACAATCGAATGCGGGCGCTTTTGGCGCTGTGATACTTGCTTTCATGTTACGGGTTGCAATGGACAGTAAAAAGCACAAACCTACGTTTTGGGGAATAATATCACAGATAGTAATTACAGGATCACTTTGTTTTATATCAGTGTATATCTGGCGTGACTATCTTAACTATAAGAAGGGATTTGAAATATACCTATTTGTAGTGTCTCTGTTCGCTGTTTTTATAGCTGGTCAATTAGACGGGCTTTTTGAATATGGGTTCAGGAAATGGGCGCAAAACTTTATTGGCAAGATTATGGCTAAGAATGAAACGGAGGATATCAAATGAGTTTATTAGCCTTATTCTTGTTAACTACAATTGGTTGCATGTTTGCATTGATATTCATAGTTGCAAAATTCATTGGAGAGACAAAGGTAGGGCTATGGCATGCTTTCGTTAATGGCTATATCCGAAATGAGATAAAATATAGGGTATGGATAAGAGAATATAATGTGTATTACTGGTCATTACTAGTTCTTGTTACGCTAATTATAACGGCTTTGATGATGCTTGTATCATTCAGTAGTAATCGTATATTTAACAGACCTGAAATTGTAGTGGCTATAAGCCCTTTCATGTGGTTAGCGATATATAAATGTTTTGTTTACTATCAGAACAAGATGAAAGAGTTTTCGTAATTTTTCATAATTTAGTTTAGTTTGCGGGACAGTCGGGATGATTGACGCGTTTTTTTATCTTTACCTAAGTCGAATTGAATTAGAGTATTCTATGTAGATCCGCAACAAATCAAAATAATTTGAGCCTTAGTTTTTAACTAGGGCTTTTTTGTATTCACCCACAAAAGAAAAGAAAGAAGAAAACCGAACCAAAACAACTGTAAGAAAATAAAGGAAAAGAAGAAAAATACCCCTACAATTTCTCATAGAGGCATTAGTAATTTCGATTATGTAGCATTACAAATATAGATAAAATCTATTGAATTGCAAGTTAACAACATCGTTACAAAACTGTATTGATATAAATACTATTATTGTAAACCCAATGTCGGGTATTAAAAATAGCGAAAATGGAAAGTTTAAGCGCAAATGACGCAGTAAAATTATTAATTCACTTTACAAATGAAAATAACAAAGGTGAATTTTATAGGGTTGCGAACGAATATCTTCAATCCCTTTCTTTCAATGGCAGAAATTGGGGTCAAATAAAGTCGGTGTTAAACCGTAGACCTATGGAAATGTTGACATTAGACCAACTCCCCAAAAATATTAAAGCATTAATAAGCACTCAAGAACAATCTGAAGAATTCGTTTATCTAAACCCATCAATAGAATCAATGATTGATGATATTATTTTTGAATGGAAAAATAAAGACGTTTACAAAAGCCATAATTTAGGAATTAGAAATAAAATACTTTTACACGGTTTAACTGGCAACGGAAAAACAACAATAGCAAGAAACATAGCAAAGGTTTCTAAGATGCCTTTTGTTGAGGTTCGTTCTGAAATGATAATTGATAGCAAATTAGGAAGTACGGGGCAAAATATTTCATCACTTTTAAACTCAATAAAAGAGCCATGTATTTTATTTTGGGATGAAATAGACACAATTGGTAAAAAACGATCATCTGTTTCTGATAATTCTGCATCACATGAAAATGATAGAATGGTAAACACTATTTTAGTATCATTGGATAAGATGGCTAATGATGTAATTTTTATTGGAGCTACAAATCGTTTAGATGTTCTAGACGATGCCTTTTTAAGAAGATTCGATATAAAATTTGAGGTTGGAAATCCAACTCACAAAGAAAAAGAAATGTTTTTAGATGGATTGTTTAAATACTACAATGTGCCAAAGTCAGAAATAAACCTGACGTCCTTGGTTAACTTTTCAGAAATAAAAGACAAGGTTATTCAAATATGTAGAAATTACGTTATAAATTTAATAAAAAAGAATATCCACTAAGTTTGTCGCTATTCTTAGCGGTATTAGCCATGTTATTAACTTAGCATGGCTTTTTTATGTCACATCCATTTTACACACCAGCTTTGATTTAATACGTAAATTGCTGGAAACTAATTAAAAGATTATGATTGACGGAAACAAACTAATGCTAGGTAACTTGTTCAAGGAAAAGTTTACAGGCCAAACAATCGAGGTGATAGGAATTGAGGGTAATAAAATTACTTTCAGTGGTACGTTTAAAGACAAATGGCAAGCTAAACCAATATTATTGACTGAGGAAATACTTTTGAAGTTTGGATTTAATAAAACATCAATGTATAAAAACACCTACAATTATCACATAAAAACATTAAATGGCTTTCATGATATTTTTATAGATATATCTGCAAATGTATTGCTAATTGGAGCAATTGAATTAGGTTCATTTTTTTATCTACATCAGTTACAAAACCTACTAACATCCCTAGGCCACCACCTCACAATCACAATCTAAATAATATGAAACTAGAGCAATGGAAAGACATTATTAATTATGAAGGTTTTTATAAAATATCGAACTTTGGAAATGTAAAGTCAGTTGATAGATACGTTAATTCTAAAAATGGATCTAAATCTCTTAAAATAGGTAGAATAAAAAAAGCTGGCGTAACTAACGGATATAGGGTTGTTTTGCTGTCTAAATTCAATAAAGAGAAAGGATTTGGTGTACATAGATTAGTTGCGATGCATTTTATTGAAAACATAAAAAACAAACCAGAGGTAAACCATAAAGATGGGAATAGATTAAATAATCATGTAGACAATTTAGAGTGGTGTACTTCATCTGAAAATTCAAAACATAGTTATGAGAATAAGTTGCAAATATCTAGAAAAGGAAGTGACCATCATAATGCTAAAATTTCAGAAAAAGATGTTTTAGAAATATTAAAAATATCTAGCTCTGGATTCTGTAAAAAGGAATTGGCAAAAAGGTATAATTTAAGTTACGGGTCAATAGTAAGAATATCAAATAGATCAACATGGAAGCACGTTGACATTAACACAATTAAATAAGCATGAAGCTACTAACTAAATTATTTTATGCCTTTATAATAGTATTTATAATTGGTTACTTGCTTTTCTCATTCATACTGCTTTCTTTTAATCCATATGATTGGGGTTTTGGTGGTAGGCAGGTTTATAGTTTATTATGCGTTGCAACTTTTGGTGCGTTATCTGTAATTATTGGATTTGATCATAAATAATATGAAATATAATATCATTTATGCAGATCCTCCTTGGAAATACTCCAAGGGTGTGCATCAAGAAACTTTCCCTAAAAGAAAGCAAACTAGAACAGAAAGGATTTTGCCATATCAAACTATGGCACTAAATGATATGAAGCAATTAAATGTCAATGATTTAGCTGATGATGATTGTGCTTTATTCATGTGGGTTACCGATAGTCATTTAAAACAGGGTTTAGAATTAATTGAGGCTTGGGGTTTCAAATATTCTACTATTGCATTTATATGGCACAAGGTTACTAACAAAGGCAATACATGTGCAACAGTAGGGGCATGGACAATGAAGAATTGTGAAATATGTCTTTTGGCATTTAAAGGAAAAATGTTGAAGCATAAAAAATGTAACAACATTTTTCAATTGATAAATGCAGAAAGAACTATAAACTCAAAGAAACCACATGAAGCAAGGATAAGGATAGAAATGATCTTTCCTAACCTTTCAAAAATAGAGCTATTTGCAAGGGATAAAACTGAAGGATGGGATGTATTTGGTGATCAAGTAGAAAATTCAATAATTATTTAACTAACTTTAATATGAAAAAGAAATTACTAACATCATTCATCATTAACAGTGTTATATTCCTTGTCGCTGCGGCTTTTATTTGGCGCATAGCATACAGTGAAAACAGGGCTAGAACGGTGGATGAATTTGAAAACCACAGCAAAATAATTAACAATGGATATAACAATTAACGGCTGCTTAGGTGGCACAGGAATGTAAAATGGCAGTATTAGGAAAGACATCATTACAAAACCTTAAAGGAGTTCATCCTAATTTGGTTAAGGTTATTACAGAGGCTATTAAAGATACGCCTATAGATTTCACCGTAACTAGTGGGGTTAGAACTACTGCAGAGCAAAAGGCTTTATATGCGCAAGGTAGGACGTCTAAGGGGTCAATAGTAACAAATGCTGATGGAGTTAAGAATAAATCTAACCACCAAGCTAAAAACGACGGCTATGGACACGCTATTGATCTATGTCCTTATGTTAATGGAAAGTTGGATTGGAATACTACATCTAACTTTAAAATCATATCGGCTCACATTATTGCAACAGCAAAATGTTTAGGTATTAAAGTTACATGGGGCGGTAATTTTAAAAGCATAGTAGATTTACCACATTTTGAGTTATCATAAAAACTAACTTATTTCGTTAACTTTGGTATAAACCCAAACATCATGAAATTTTTAACGGATTATATTAAACCTATTATAGGGCTATTTGTAGTAGTCCTATCTTTTGCTTATTTTTTCTTTACTTACTTTATTGGTAAGTCTCAGGCTGATCCACAGGTGATCATTGCTATCATTGCGGCTTTAACTCAGGTTCTAAGTTATTATTATGGCAATTCACAAGGTTCGGCAAAAAAGGATGAAGTGATAAGCGGGCTAACAAAGCAAAATGAAAATAAGTAACACACAGTCAATCTATTTAATTTACATCATAGCACTGCTACTATTCTTTAGCGGTGTTTACTTTTTTACGAAATGAGAGCAGAGTATATCCAACAACAATTTGAAAAGGCTGATATAGTGTCTGATTTAGATCCTAAAGAACTAGCAAAAGAAGCGAAATTAACGCTTATCTATCGACTGATGTTCATTATAGTATGGCCAAAGGTAAAGCCCTTTATACAGGCTAGATTAGGCGCTAAATTTGCAGAGGTAATAGAAGATTTGTTATCAGGCATTTAAAATAATAAAACCCAGTTTTTAGGCTGGGTTTTTAATTAATCTGAATATTTAAATTTATATTGAAAAATATGACCACAGTTTTTACAAGTTAATTCAGTTCCACTTGCATAGGTATTACCATAAGAAAAATATTTATATTCTCCGCAATGAACACAATGAGGGTCATTAATGCCGTCTTCTTTATCTTGTTTCATTTTGAGCCAGATTATTTTCACACCATAATTTAAAACTATCTTCACCACCTTGATTTTTATATTCCTTAAAATCAACCATAGCATCTTGTTTAGTTCCTATGAACTCTTTATTATCTAATTTAAAGACTTCGTTTGTTGTTAAGTCAATTGGTTTCATAATCTTTATGCGCTTAACCTTACAGCGCTAGGTTTAGTTGTTTTAAATTTCTTTCTGTTTAAGGGTTAGTATTGTCGTTTTCCTTCAATGCGTTTATGACTTCTAAAGCCCGTTTAGCATCACCTTGGATAAATAACTGTTCGTGTTCCATACGTCCAACATTTTCTTTATCAGACCTACGCAAAATGCTACGTACATGACTTTCTAAATCTTCAATTGCCATTCTTTCGAGTTTGTTCATGATTTCTTAATAAGTATCACTGTGTTATCGTTTGGTTCTATTCCTTGTGAGCGGATAAGGGAGGCGAGAACATCCTTAGATTGTATTTCCTTAACCGTTGGTAAATCTGTATTAGCTTTCCAATCTAAAACACTAACTTCTGACTCTATAAATTGACTTATAGTTTTTTCGCTCAACTCCCGGAACTTTCCTAGTAGTTGCCAATCGCCTTGTGGTAGGATGTGAAGCCGTTGATTTGTTACATATAAGCCAAATAAATTAACATGATAATACAATTGATTAGGTTTGTCTTTTGATGTCTCCTTAATAGCTAGTTCTCCTGCATTTGGTTCAATATCCAAAGCCAAGATCGTTAGGTTGTTTGGTAGTTTAATTTCTTTCATCTCTTTTCTTTTTTATTAAAACTACTTAAACAGTCTAATAACAGTACGATAATAGCAATTGATAAGTATACAATCGCAATAATTATCATAATAAATAATAATATTTTTAAAGTATTTTCCATTTTATTTAATTAATGTTTTTTACAGTTACATTTTACATCGATTACCTTGGGATCAACAGTTATGAAGCAGTATATCTTAGTTATTTCTTCTAAACTTTCCGTAATACACCGTACCTCAAATCCATATTCATTTTCGTCATAAAATAACTTTTTATGATAATTATATAAACTTAAGTATGAAGTAAAAAAAAATGACTTCTTTCTTATGGCATATTTACCATCTGCAAACTGAACTATTTTTAATTTTGACATAATATTTTGTTAATTGATTTGTATTCCTCTGTTTGTTCTTTTTCCTCTGAGAGAATAGAAAGTACCTTCGATAGTACATGTATAGTACCAATCTTGAATACCTCTGTTAGCAGCATCACGCACACGTCTCATCCCTCGTGTTACGTTTGTTAGTTGGGTTAAGGTAGGTTTCATGATGATAGCTTTATCCAACCGTATTCGATTAATTGCTCAACTGACAATCCCATCCAAGGCAAAGCGTAGCCTTTTGAACGTAGATAGTCACAAACTCCTATTCCTAAAGTCTCATAAACATCAGAAGTTGCAGAAAAGAAACAACATTGTATAGAATTGATATCTGTTTTAATGTCAAAACTCAAAACCATGTGTTTAAAACTTTCTTGTTTATATCCCTCAAATTTAGCCACCTCAATAGCATCTTCATAAGATATTGAATAAATTGATTTGAGATATAGGCTTCCAATGTATTGCCTGCCAAAAAAATCAACTTTTATCGGATCAGTACAATCCCATACTTTTAATACCTCTTGTCCCCAATATTGAGCAAAGAATTTTGATTTGTTTTCCAAAGTATTTTCCATCTAATCAATTTTAGATATTTTTTTAACGAATAAACCAAGTGCTGATATGGCAATTATTGCAGGGATTAGTAGGATTAGCATTTTAAATCCTCCTTAATTGCACTAACGATGTAGTTGTTTAGCGATCTATTTTGACTTTCAGC